ACCGGGTGGAATACAACATGGACACCGCTCCGGTCCGCAAGATCGGCAAGAACGGCGAAGACTATCAGGTGTGGGTTTGGATCAACGGCGAGAACGACGCGATCCTGCGCCCGCACTACGTTCCTAAGAAGGAGACAGCCTAATGTGTGGTGGTTCGAAATCGACAGCTCCCCCGCCCCCGAGCCCGCCGACAACGTTCGGCTATGGCGCTCCTGACAGTTCGAACACGGCACGTCGCCAAGCTCAAATCCTTTCATCGACGCAACAGCAGGCCAACCCTGCAGCCATGACGCCAGCCGACACCATGACCGCAGGCGGCAAATCATCCACTCTTGGAGGAATGTGACATGTGTGGAGGTTCAGCACCCCCGACCCCGAAAGCCCCGCCCGCTCCGATCCCTCAGGCCGAAGCGGCGAAGGACGGCCTTCGGTCGCGCCAGCAGGCGGCAGCGGCCAGCCTCGACGGCGGCTATGAATCCACGATGCTGAGCGGCCCTGGCGGTGTTTCCACCGCTGCCGGTGTGTCTCCTACCCTGGGTAAGTGATGGCGCTCGACGGCGGCAAGCCCAACACCGCAAGCTCCGAATACCTGCACTCTCTCAGAGAGCGTTACGACAGTCTCAAAGGGGCTGTCGAGCGCACGCAATGCGAGAGCCATTGGCAGGACATCGGCGAGGTGATCTCCCCTCGCAAGATCGACTTCGTGGGCATGCGGACGCCAGGCCAGAAGCAGATGAACCGCGTGCTGGACAGCACCGGCATCGTGGCCAACGACCTGCTTGCCGCTGGCCTTCACGGCATGGCGACGAACCCTGCGTCACGCTGGTTTTCGCTGCGCATGGTGACGGCACGAATGCAGGCGGAAGACGGCAACGTCATCGAACTCAACGAAGACGACGGGGTGCAAAAGTACTTGTCCGACGTTGAGAACATCATGTGGGAGCGGATCTATCAGCCCGGTTCGAACTTCACGACCGCGCTGCATGAGACGTATTTGGATCTCGGCGCGTTCGGCACCGCGATCATGTTCGTGGGCCAGCGCGACAATGGCGGACTCCTGTTTGAAAGCCGCTCGCTTGCGGAATGCGTGATTGCCGAGAACGCAGACGGCAAGGTCGACACGGTGTTCCGCAAGACCAGCTACACCGTTCGTCAGATGATGCAGATGGCCAAGTCGGCAGGCTGGGACATCTCCGATGAGGTCAAGAAGCTCTACCAAGACAAACGCTATGACGAGCCGGTTGAGGTGATCCACGCCGTGTTCCCGCGTGAGGAACGCGACTACAAGCGCAAGGACGCCAAGAACATGCCATGGGCCTCGTGCTATTTCGAGCACAAAGCCTGCCACGAGTTGAGCATGTCGGGCTATGCTGAGTTCCCCTATCTCGTGGCCCGTTGGTCCAAGTATGCCGGCGAGAAGTATGGCCGCGGCCCCGGCATGACCGCCCTTCCCGACATCCGCATGCTTCAGGCCATGAGCTTGACCTACATCAAGACGGTGCACAAAAACGCCGATCCACCGATGTGGCTTCGCGACGATGGCGTGACGGGTGCGCAGCGCACCATTCCAGGCGGCGTCAACTACTTCCGTGGCGATCCGAACGCAGGCGTGATGTTCATGCCGACGAGCGTTCAAGGTCTCGGCCACATGTCGCAGTTCCTCGAAGAAATTCGAAACCGCATCCGCAATGTGTTCTTCGTCGACGTGTTGCAGATGGTGTCCGACGCTCAGATGACCGCAACCGAGGTCATGCAGCGAACGGCCGAACGCATGCGCTTGCTTGGCCCGCTGATCGGCCGCCTTGAAAGCGAGCTGCTTGGCCCTCTGGTTGATCGGGTGTTTGGCATTCTCTCGCGTGACAAGCTGTTGCCCGCCGCGCCTCAGATCATTCAAGACAGCGAGTTCACCGTCGAATACGTGAGCCCGATAGCCACGGCTCAAAAGCAGCAGGCCGTGGGCGGCATTATGCAGGTCATGCAGTTGTTCGCGCCGTTTGGCCCAGACCTCACGGCTCAGGTCGCAGGCAAGAACATCGATATGGACAAGCTGATCCGTTGGGGCTGGGATCTGTTCAACAACGACCCGGATCTGCTTCGCGCGAAGGAAGCGATCGAGGCCGACAACCAGAAAGCCGAGATGGCGCAGCAGATGCAGATGGCGCAGCCCGTCGCCGACATGGCGGCCAAGGGTGCTGGCGCTGTTCGCGATCTGGCTCAAGGCGCACAAGCCAGCGGCATGAACGTGCAAGAGCTGATGGCCCGCATGGCGCAGAACGTGTCCAGCTCGCCGCAAGCTCAAGCCGAGATCGCCAGCGCAGTTGAAGGCGCGGGCCTTGGTCAACTCACTGAGGCTGCATGAAGCAACCGAAGAAGACGCGCGAGACCGTAGTGTCTGGCGCTTGGAAAGCCTTCTATGAGACCTCTGAAGGCAAGGTTGCCATAGGCCAGTTGTTCAAAGACTTCGGCTTCTTCGATACCCCGATCGCCACGGATCACGGCACCATGGCCCGATCCATCGGCCAACGCGATGTGCTGGCGCGTATCAGCCAGTTGATCAACCTCAAGCCCGAACAGTCCATCGCCACCGAGCGCGAGCAAACGGACGTTCTGGAACGCCTGTGGAGCAATACTTAATGACCGCAACTGCCGAAGCACCAGCCGCGCAAGCGACACCTGGCGCAACGATCCTGACGGAAGCATTGTCGCCACAAGGCCAGCAGCCGGCCGCGCCACAGATCAACCCGGCACAGCAGCCGGAGAACGGCATTGACGCCGCTCGACAGGCTGCACAACGCCCCGAGTGGGTGCCTGAGAAATACTGGAAAGCCGACAAGAACGAAGCCGATTACGAAGGTCTGGCCAAGGGGTACACCAACCTCGAGAAGCTGCTCGGCCGCGACAAGGTTCCCGGCCCGCTGAACGACGAAGACCAGGAAGGCTGGGATCGGTGGTACTCCGCGACCGGCCGCCCCGAGGCACCGGACAAATACGAGTTCAAGCGCCCGGACAAGCTGCCAGACGGCATGTCTTACGATGAGGAAATGGAGAAGTCGTTCCGCGAGTTCGTGCACAAGAACGGGCTGAACAAGCGGCAGGCTGCAAACATCTATGACGGCTATGTCAAGCAGCACATCGAGCGCCACACGGCATGGCAGACGGCGCAGGTTCAGGCCAAGCAGAAGGTGGAGCAGGATCTCCGCCGCGAACACGGCGCGAAATACGATGCGTTCCTGACATCGGCCAAGACGGCAGTTCAGACCTATGCCGATCCCGAGTTCAACGCATTCCTGTCGGAAACCGGGCTCGGCAACGATCCGCGCATGATCCGTTTCATGGGTCGCGTTGGTTCCGAGCTTCGCGGCGAAACCCGCCTGCAGGGCAAGCCGCAGCCGCAGACGACGCCGCTCGACGCACAACGCGCCATCAGCGAACATCGCAACAAGTACGGCGCTGCGCTCATGGACAAATCGCATCCCGACCACGGCCTCCGTGTGAAGGAAATGCAATCGCTGTTCGAAGCCGCCTATCCTGAGGGCGCTTGATGAACAGCCAAGAGATCCGCCTTGAATGCCTCAAGCTTGCCATGCCTCGGGACCTCGCGAATCCCGACGTGAGCAAGATCCTTGAGCGTGCCAAGGCGTTCGAGGCGTATGTGAACGGTGCAGGACACGCCGAAAAGGCCCCTGCTCAACAGCCGTTGCATCTGCCTCACAAGTCCGGACAAGCCCACCAGCCCCGGCATCAGCGGTAAGACTTCGCGTTCTCGCCAGACGAACGGCCCGCCACTCGCGGACACCCGGACTCGGATCGGCACCAAACCCAAAATCCGAAACCAGCCATAGGAGAATGGACCCATGTCCGTTCAGATCACTACGGCGTTCGTCCAGCAGTACAAAGCGAACGTCTACCACCTGACCCAGCAGAAGGGGTCTAAACTTCGTCGCGGTGTCCGCGTCGAAAGCGTGACCGGCAAGAACGGTTACTACGACCAGATCGGCGCTACGTCGGCCCGGAAGCGCACGTCTCGGCACGCCGATACGCCGCGCATGGATACCCCGCACAGCAGGCGGCGCGTCGCCCTGGAAGACTACGATTGGGCGGACCTCATCGACAACGAAGATCAAATCCGCATGCTCATCGACCCGACTTCGCAGTACGCGGAAGCGGCGGCGATGGCCATGGGTCGCGCCATGGATGATGCGATCATCGCTGCGGCGCTGGCGACAGCGTACACGGGCGAGGATGGCAGCACCACGACGAGCTATAGCTCTGGCATGACGGTTGGCATCCAGACCGTCTGGCCTGGCGTGACCCCAGCCGACACCGGCATGAACGTCGCCAAGCTGATCGAAGCAGGCAAGCTGCTCGGCCAGAACGACGTTGACCCGGACGAAGAACGCTACGTCGCGATCAATGCTCGTCAGATCTCGTCCCTGCTCAAGGACGACAAGCTTTCGAACAACGACTATAACGTTCTGCGCCCGCTCGTTGACGGCAAGGTGGCCCAATACATGGGCTTCATGTTCCTGCCGACCAACCGCATCACCGTCGACGGCAACTCCGACGACGAGGTTCTGTACTGGGCCAAGGGCGGCATGCTGCTCGGTGTCGGTCAGGACATCCAGACCAAGATCGGCGAACGTCCCGACAAGAACTATGCCACGCAGGTCTTCACGTCGATGAGCATCGGCGCGACCCGCATGGAAGAAGTTCGCGTTGGTAAGATCCTCTGCGATCCGGGTGCAAGCCCGACGACCGACGCTTAACGGCTAGCTGAAGGATCAACGCACATGGCTACCAACTATTCGTCCGTAGCGACGAACCACAAGTCCGGCATCGGGACCAAAAACCCGACGACGGCAACGGAAGGCTCTCAGAAAAGCTCGTCGATGACGATTTCGATCGCAGCGGCGGACGCGGATGGCGACATCTATCACGTCCTGCCGGTGTTCTCGTCTTGGTCAATCAAGCACATCTGGGTCTACAACGATGCGATCACGAGCGGCACCAGCTACGACATCGGCCTCTACACGACGGCGGCGACGCCGGTTGTGGTGGATGTCGATGCCTACGCCTCCGCCGTGGATATGTCGTCTGCTCGCACGTCTGCGCCGATCGATGCCGCCTTTGAGGCGCGTAACATCACCGCCGTGGGGCAGAAGGTCCACCAGGATGGTGGTGTCACGACTGACCCCGGCGCTTGGTATTGGCTGTCGCTGACGGCCAACACCGTGGGCTCGGCTCAGGGCGACATCACACTCGTCGTTGAATACGTCGAGTGACGCAAACGGAAGGGGGCTTCGGTCCCCTTCCTCGCTTTTGAGGGGTGCCGATGGTCACGAGCGAAACCGAGATTGCCAACATGGCGTTGACGCTATGTGGCCATTCGACCATCACCAGCCTGGACAACGCGACCAATGGCTCGTCGCTGTGCAAACTGCACTACGCCAACGCGCGGGATGGCCTGTTGCGCTCGCATCCGTGGAACTTCGCAGTCAAGCGCCTGGCTCTGGCCTCTGTTGCATCTCCTGGCGTCCCGTTCGAATACACCTACAAGTTCGCGCTGCCTGACGACTGCTTGAAGGTCATCCGAACCTCTGACGAGGCAACCGGCTATGTGCCGGCCGCAGCGGTCTACGGCTACCCCGGTCTTGTCGGTGTCGGCGCTGGCAATACCTATCGCATCGAGGGCCGGTATATCCTGACCAACTCGGACACGATGTCGGTCGAGTACATCGCGCGCATCACCGATGTCACCCAATTCGATACGCTGTTTGTTGAGGCGCTGAGCTACAAGCTCGCAGCCCTGATCGGCATGGCTCTCACGGACAACGCTTCGCTGGTCTCCAACATGACCAGCCTGTTCAATTCGAAGATGATGGAAGCCCGGTCGATGGATGCCCAAGAGGGCACGCCACGTGATGTCGTTGAGTCGTCCGGCTGGCTGGCGGCGAGGGCCTGAAGTGAAGGTCACTCATCCAATCACGAACTTCTCTGGCGGTGAACTGTCCCCCAGGCTGCGCGGTCGCACTGACATCCGCAAGTACCCGTCTGGCGCGCGTAGCATTCAGAACGCGATCGTCACGCCTCACGGCACGGCGCGCAAGCGTCCAGGCTCTCGGTTTGTCCTCCCGCAAAAGAACGCTGTCGATGATGTCCGGCTGATCGAGTACATCTATTCGACCGAGGATGCGTACATCCTCATGTTCGGGCCTGGCTATATCTGGTTCTTCAAAAACCAAGCCGTTGTCACCAATGCAGCCAAGACCATCACAGGCGTTACAGCCGCAAACCCTGCGGTGGTCACGTCTTCAGCGCACGGGTTCAGCAACGGCGACCGCGTGGTTATCCAGTCCGTGTCTGGAATGACCGAGCTGAACAACCGCCATTTTGCCGTGGCAAACGTGGCAACGAACACGTTCCAACTGTCCGGTGTTAACTCGTCAGCCTATACGGCCTATGCCTCTGGCGGCACCGCTTCAAAGATCGTCGAACTGACGCACACCTACACCGCAGACGAGCTTGATGAATTGCAGGTCGTGTTCGTGCGCGATGTGATCTATCTCGCGCACAAGAACCACCCGCTGCGCAAGATCAGCCGGTTTAGCAACACGTCATGGACGCTATCGGCTCCGACCATCACGACGGGACCGTTTCGGACCATCAACGGTGATGACACGCTGCGGATCTCGGTCAAGACCGCGTATCGCAAGGCGATCACCGGCATCAACACGAGCACGACGGTCGTCATCACCGCGCCTGCACATGGTTTTGTGACAGGCGACTCTGTGCTGGTCACGGGTGTTACGGCATCTAACGGCGGTGCAACTGATCCAGGCGGCGGCGTTGGTGGCGGCGGCTATGAAGGCAGTGGCACCCCATGACCTATCCCCTCAACGGCAACGTCTATGAGATCGTCGCGCACACGACCGATACAATCACGCTTGAAGCGGCGGCCAACACGACAGGTTGGACCTATGTCTCTGGCGGCTACATCGATTATGAGACTACGGCCTATGGCACACACCTTGTCGGTGCCAATCTCATTCTGACGTCAAGCGGTGACGTGTTCCATGAAGACATGGTTGGTGGTCTGTTCCGGTTAAGCGAGGACGGCCTTGCTGCGGGTGCGCAGAATGCGCCCATCGGAGACAGCACACAGTCAATCGTCAACGGTCAGGTCTACACCAACGAGGGCAACACTTACGGGGTGTGGAACGTCACCGGAATTTCCACGTGGGAAGACATCACGCGCGTGCCCGGTCATCGATCGGGATCGGTGCGCGTTTATGCCAAGGGCTCGTCCTCGACGTTCTTCGATTCCGACTTCTTGCACCCTGGATTTTGCATCGTTCGGATCACGTCTTACACGTCGGCAACCGAGGTCGGGGTTGAGCTGATCCGATACCAGATGCCGTCATCGATCGTGCGCTACGGCACGGTGTTCTGGGAGGAAGGCGCATGGTCTGACTATCGCGGCTATCCTGGCGCTATGACGTTGTTTGAGCAACGCATGTGGCTGGCAGGGTCGGACAGCGATCCCAGCGTGGTCTGGTCGTCGAAATCCGGCGGCGCTTACGAGAACTTCGAGGACGGCACCGACGACAACGACGCGATTGTTTATCGACTGGCGGACGGCTCTGGAGACCGCATCAGGTGGCTATCCGGTGCGCGCATCCTGACCGCTGGCACGTCGCGCGGTGAGTACGCGATTGCAGCATCGAGCCAGCAAGAGGCACTGACCCCGAGCAATGTCCGCGCCGTGGTCCAGGCGACCTATGGCACATCGAGCGCGCAACCGATCCGCGTCAATCAGGCGGTTTTGTATCCGCAACGGAATGGCGCGGCTACAAACCCGGCTCGAAAGCTGCGCGAGTTCGCCTATTCGCTGGCGAATGACGCCTACGACAGCAACGACCTGACGGTGTTTTCGGAGCACATCACGGGCTCCGGGTTTGAACAGATCGCGTTCGCCCCTCAACCGGACAACATCATTTGGCTACGGCGATCTGATGGCTATCTGGCGGGCTGCACGTTCGAGAAGGTGCAAGAGGTTTTGGCCTGGCACCGTCACGTGATTGGCGGGACCGGCGCGTTGGTCAAGTCGATTGCCGTGCTTCCTGGCACCAACAGCGATGAAATATGGCTGAGCGTCCAGCGGACCATCAACGGCGTCACTCAGAAATACATTGAGGTCATTGACGACGGCAGTGGCGATCTGACTGCCAAGGAGGACAGCGTATTCTTGGACAGCGCTGTGATTTACAGCGGCACGTCAACGACGACGCTATCGGGATTATTCCACCTTGCGGGCGAGACCGTGCGCGTGCTCGGCAACGGTTCTGACTTCGGTTCTCTGGTCGTGACCTCGGGCGGACGCCTGACGCTTCCCTATGCCTGCACAAAGGCCGTTGTCGGCTTCCCGATTGCGACGGTCATTGAGCCGATGGACATCGAGGCAGGTGCGCGCGCCGGCACGGCACAGTCACGGCAGAAGCGCATCAGCGAGATCAATATCCGACTTCTCAACTCGCTTGGCGGAACGTTCGGCAGCACTGCCAGCGATCAGCTTCCGCTGCTCTACCGCACACCATCAGACGCCATGGATGCAAGTCCGCCACTCTATAGTGGATTGGTGCGCTGTGAGATGCCGAGCGGATGGGCGAACGAGGCGATTTTGCGTATTGAACACAGCGACCCGTTTCCGTTTGCAGTCACGGCGATCGTTGCCGAAGTCAACGCGACAGGCTGAGGGCAAGCAGGAATGTGCGGACCAGCAATCGGGCTGCTCAGTGCTGGTGTGTCGGCCATGGGGAGCATGATGGCTGCCGAGGGCCAGGCGGCTCAGCAAGAATACAACACCCAGGTTGAGAAGATCAACGCGCGTTCGCGTCGTCAGGAAGGCTACGTTGCGCAAGAGCGCATCGGCGACAAATACGATCGCGTTCAGGGCCAGGCCATCACGGCGGCGAGCAAGGGCGGCATCGACGCTGGATATGGATCGGCCGCGCTGATCATCTTCGGTGAGAACGAGACGAACCGTTCCGCTGACAAGTCGACGTCCTATGTAAACCACGAAGGCCAAGCCATCGCGCACGAGAACAAGGCGCGAGACTTGGAAGCGCAGGCGGCCAACACGCGATCGGCCGGCGCAATCGGAGCGGCCTCATCGTTTCTTGGTGGCCTCGGCAACGCCGTGAAGAACGGCGGCGGCAACATGTTCCAGATCGGTTGAGGTGAGATGCCCAAGATTCCGGTGACCGAACAGCAGGTCAAGTTCAGCCCCGCGATGCAGCCGACATCGAGCGGTGACGGCTATTCTGCGGTCGGTCGCGCCGTGCAAGGGCTCGGCAATGCGCTCGGTCAGGTCGGTGATGCGTTTGCGGCAAAGATTAACGCCGAAGATGAGTTCCAAGACAAGCTCAAGGTGATGCAGTTCCAAAACGAGCAGGAACAGCAGCAGATCAGGAACCAGCACGAGTTCAATCGCGACGATCCGAATGGCTACGCAACTGAGCAATACGGCAAGTACAAACAAGGCCGCGAACAACTGATCCCGACGCTGCGCACACCCAAGATGCAGCAGTGGGCGCGGCTGCACTTGGAGCAGCACGGCTCGAACGTCTACGAGCGCGACATGCGCTTTGAGTACGGCAAGCGCGACGAGAAGATTTACAACGACACGACGCTTGCGATCACGAACAACTTCAACGGCGCACACCTGAACGACCCGGCGACGGTTGATCAGGAGGTTGCCAAGTCCCTTGCGGGCATTGACGCCATGATCAAGGCGGCTCCGATCAGTGCCGCAAGGAAAGACGCGCTTGGTCGCGAGGCTGCGACGACGGCGATTGCGAAGCTCCGTGAGGTCTACACCAAGGCCGACAAGCTGGATGAGTTCTATCCGGCGATGCAGCGGATGCTGCAGGGCCGTTTGAGTGATCAGAACGGCTCACAGCCACAGCAAATGATGACTGGCGGATCTCCAATGGAGGTTGCCAAGAAATTTCTAGGCCGCCATGAGGGACGAGACACAGCGGCTCTATCGGCGTTTTTCCGAAAATCAGGCGGGCAAAACCTAAGCCCTGCCGACACGGCTTGGTGTGCTGCATTCGTCAATGCGGCGCTTGGTGCAACTGGCCAGAAAGGCACGGGAACGCTTGCTGCCCGCGATTTTCTGAGGTTCGGGACCGAGACCAAGGAGCCACAAGAGGGTGACATTGTTGTTCTGTCGCGCAACAATTCAAGCTGGCAGGGCCATGTTGGTTTCTACGCAGGCAAGGACGCAAACGGAAACATTCTTGTCCTTGGCGGGAACCAATCGGACTCGGTATCAATCGCTCCCTACAATCCTGGGGCGGTTCTTGGGTTTCGGCGTCCTCCAAGGGTAGGCACGTCAATCCCAGGTATCGTCATGCCTGCGATGTCAGCTAGCGGCGGCATTACCCCTGTCGTTACGGCCTACGCTCCGCAAGCAGGCGGCCCGCTTGCAAAGATGGAAGGCGGCTATGCCTCGTCGCGTCCTGGACCGGATGGCAAGGCTGAAGTCCGCACGCTGGAAGACCTGCAATCCGGCCGCTCTGAGTACATCACGATTGCCGGTGATCCGAGCCAGTACGGCAAGAGCTACATTATTCCAGAGATCACGTGGATAGCCAGCAGGGGACGGTC